TCTGGCAGGCGCTTATACACAGATGAGAACCCAAAAGATACAGTCGGTATCAAATTTGCCACAGAAGCAGACGCAAGAGCTACGGTTGCAAAAGTTAAGAGAGTTAGTAAGCCTTTTGCGAGAAAAATACAAATCCTTACAGTTGGAGAGCAAAGAGCAAAGGTAATGGGAAAGAATAAAGTTGCCAGTATATTTAAAAGAGGCAAAGAAAGCATAAGGAAAGCGCACAAAAAGTAAAACTTTACGTAAAGTTTTGGAGGTAGTTATGGACATTGATAAATTAAGACAAGAATTAGAAGCCGATGAAGGAAAAGTACATGCAATTTACTTGGATCACCTTAACCTGCCTACTTTTGGGATTGGCCATTTGGTGCTTGATTCTGATCCAGAACATGGACAACCTGTAGGAACGCCTGTTAGCGAGGAGCGTGTAAATAGCTGTTTTGACAACGATATACAAGGAACTATAAAAGATTGTAAAAATTTATTTAGTAATTTTGATGAACTGCCAGAAGAGGCGCAATTAATTTTATGTAATATGATGTACAATTTGGGGTACACAAGACTAAGTAAATTTAGTAAACTTAGATCAAGTATATCAATTATGGACTTTACTGAGAGCGCAAATCAGATGTATGACTCGAAATGGAGAACACAAGTACCTAACAGAGCAGAGCGTTTAATTAAAAGAATGAAAGCACTAGGAGCGTAATATGTTATCAGCAATACTTAGTTTAGCAGCACCAGCCATTGCAACTAGCGTTTTAGGACCAGCTTCTTTTTTAGCAATGAATCCTATGATCACAAGCGCTTTAGGTGGTGGCATAGGAAAATTATTAGAGGGCGGTAATCAACAAGATGCTTTACAAGCTGCGGCTTTAGGTGGATTAGGCAGTTTTATTGGTGGCAAGTTAGGTGGTGCTGGTGCAGGAAATTTACCGGGAACTTCGGGTGCATTAGGCCCTACAGCTCCGGGTGTAACACCTGCTTTAAATCCAAATATAGCAGCAAAAATGGCTGCTGCAGGTCCGGGAGCAGGTACAGGGTTGACAAGTGTTCCATTTACAGAAGCATTAACAAGACCAGAGGCTCTGGGAGCTGGGTTAGGTGCGGCTATGGCTCCAATGCCTGAGTTTAGACCAAAAAAAGAAGAAGAAAAAGAAATGCCAAGGGGCATGCCTATTGAAAATACGTCAATATTTCCAGAATTTGGATATGATGCTGGTAAAATGGGTGAATTTAACTACATGATACCAAGAAACTTTGCAGAAGGTGGTGAAGTAGATGCCATGGACATGGCTATGGATGCAGGTATTGGTGGCATGACAGACCAAGGAATGAATGATAAAGAATTAATTAGTAGCACTATTGACGTTTTGCAAGGTGAAATAATAGACACTGACAGACAAAGTGTAATATTAGCACAATTTGTAGCTCAGTTTGGTCAAGAAGCGTTACAAGATTTAATTAACAGAGTTGAATCTGGTGAAATACCAGCTATTCCTAGCGAGGGCGATGGTATGGTTAGCGGTGCAGGAGATGGCATGGCTGATATGATACCTGCCTCTATGGAAGGAGATCAAGATGTATTACTTTCTGATGGCGAGTTTGTCGTTCCTGCTGACGTTGTTAGTGGCCTCGGAAACGGCTCCTCAGATGCAGGTGCTAATAAATTAGAAGATATGATGGATAGAGTTAGAGAACTAAGAACTGGTGGCAAAGCACAGCCACCTGCTATACCTGATGAGATGATGTTGCCTGCATGATTTGCACAGCAGTGCCTCGTGAGGCAATAGACATAGTTTGGGGTGATGTTAGCAATATGCTTAACAAAGCCATAGTAACAAGCGCAGGTAAATATCACATTGATGATATTTATCTACATTTAAATGAAGGATATTATAATCTTTGGTTGATTATAGATAATAAGAAAGATGAAAAGGTGATAGCAGCAATAACAACTAGAATAATAGAATATCCAAATAAAAAAGCTATGGCTATGGATTGGATAGGTGGCAAAAGAATGATGGAATGGTTGCCAATAGCTATGGAAAGATTAACAAGTTTTGCAAAAGATTGTGGCTGTAGCCATTTAGAGGGCTATGGAAGAAAAGCATGGTCTAAGATTTTAAAAAAATATAATTGGGAACCAGAATATATAGCTTATAGAATGGAGATAAATAATGGGTAAAGGCGGATCAAGACCACAACAGCCAACAGAACAAAATATAGTACAAAGCTCATTACCTAAATACTTTGAGCCATATGCTATAGATATGATAAAAAGAGCAGAGGCTGAATCAAAAAGAGAGTATACACCATATCAAGGGCAAAGACTTGCAGATGAAAATTTAGATACACAAAGATCAAGAGAAATAGCTAGAAGCGTGGCAGAGGGCGGTATACCCGGATTAGGGCAAGCGACATCTGGAACAATGGCTGGTATGGGAAGAGCGTTAGAAGGCATCGGATTCAAATCTCAGGACTTTGATTCTGCACAGGCACAAAAGTACATGTCACCCTACATACAAAACGTATTAGATGTGCAAAAACAACAAGCAATATTAGACTTTAATAGACAGCAAGCAGGTAGAGATGCTGATGCCGTACAAGCAGGTGCGTTTGGTGGATCTAGACAAGCTGTTGCACAAGCTCTTGCTGGTGAAGGCTTGCAAAGACAACTAGGTGAAATACAAGCTGTAGGTCAGCAAAAGGCTTTTGAACAAGCACAGCAACAATTTGGAGCAGATAGAGATGCAAGGTTAGCTGCTGAGAGGCAAGGTTTATCAGCGGCAGAGAGTTTATCTGGACAATCAGCGCAGCTTGCTGCTCTAGGTGAAAAAGCAAGAGCTGGTGATATAGAATCTGCACAGTTATTAGAAAAGATTGCTAAAGATAGACAGGCAAGAGAACAAGCAGGATTAGACTTAGCATACGAAGATTTTATAAGACAAAGAGATATGCCAAGAGAAGATTTAACATTCTTATCATCTATTTTGCGTGGTGTTCCTGTGCAACCATCTACAGAAACTACTAAATTTCAACAATACAATCCTATACAGGACCTACTAGGTACAGGTATAGCAGGTTTAGGGTTATATAGAGGATTAACAGGCGGATGATGAATGTTTTACAAATACAAGATGATTTAAAAAATTTTTCAGAAGATCAGTTAATAAAAGAAATGCAACAGCCTAGCGGCTCTGCTCCTCAGTTTCTTGTACTGTCTGAGTTAAACAGACGAAAAAGAGTAAAGGGTGAGTTTGAAGCTAGACAGGCAAAAAATATGCCTACAGTTGCAGAAGAGGTTGTTGCTTCCGCAGGTGTGCCTCAATCAGGCATGATGGGCATGTCAGAGGCTATGGCGCCTGCCAGTGTCGAATCAGGCGGCATAGGATCTATGATGCCTAAAACTATGAAGATGGGCGGTGAAGTTGATTCTTATGCAGAAGGAGGGCTTATAGAAGGTATAGCTGATAGCGTAAGTCAAAATTCAGAAGCATTGCAAAGCATACAAGAAGCTACAATGCAAAATTCTAAATTATTACAAGATCAACAAAATCAAGCTGCGCAACAACCACAAATAACTAGACCTATGCCTATACAGCAGCCTTTGCCAATGCCTGCGCAAACTATTGGTGGAATTAGACCTAGATTACCCGGCTTTGGTGGAAAAGGAGGAGGAAGAAGACCTGCAAGACCAGATCTAGAAAGATTACCTAGATTTGGCATGATGGGTTTTGGTGGTAGCCCTATACAACCATACAGAGGGCGATTAGGATCAGGGTTAGCGGCTTTAGGCAGAGGAATAGCTGAACCACAATTTATGGCTGAAGGTGGTGTTATTCGAGCGCAGTCTGGTTTACCAAATGAAATAGAAGATACTAGTTTTGATAGTGATTTTGAAACACTGGGTGGTGAACAAATAATACCAACAGATGAAGACCAAAAGTTAAATTTAACTTCTGATGATAATGTTTTGTCTATAGAACAAGAGCTACTTAAAAGACAAAAACAATTAGAAGATGACAGAAAGTTTGATAGAAATATGGCTTTGGCTCAATTAGGATTAGGCATTCTGGCATCAGACAAACCAAGATTAGCGCAAGCTATAGGTGAAGGTGGTCAACAAGGTTTGACTGCATTTACAGAAGCAAATAAAAGATATCAAGAGGGATTAACAGACGTATTGAATGCTAG